TAGTAAGATAGCTGAAATGGTTGCACAAGCATTACAAACTGGTATATTTACAGGAATAGATGGAAGTGTACAAGACCTTCAAGATGCTATGTTACAATTTGCCAATGATACTGGTGAATTGTTTGGAGTTATGGGAACTGTTATAAAATCCGAGTTAATAACTAACTTAGATATAGCAAAAAATACAGTTAAAGAACTTAACAAGATAATTAAAGAATTAGACTTGGAACAATTTGCGGTACTATCAGGTGCTTCAAGTTTTAGTAGAACTATTTCAGGAGTAAGTATGGAAAGTTATACAAAGCCTATTCAAAATAATTATAGTCCTGAAATAAGATTTGATTCTCCATTAATTCATATAGAAGGAAATGTTGATAATGATGTATTAATGACTCTTGAAAGCTACGGAGAAAAATTAACTAAAGATATAATAAATCAAATTGCAGGAGCAATAAGATAATAAAAATAAGGAGTAGGTTTCCCTACTCCTTTTTAATATAGGGGGTGGTACAATGATTTTTTATTCAGATAAGTTTTACTATAATGGCTTATATTCACAAGACTTAGGAGTTCTTTTAGTATCTGAAAGTACAGATGTATTAAATGAATACGGTATTTCTTATATGAGTGGAGAAGAAAGTGAAATAGTCCTTAGCTTTTGTTATGTAGATAGTGTAGATCAACCACTGCCTTGGAATAATGAGAAATTAGAAAGTATTTTAGGGTGGCTTATGGCTGATGAATACTTAGAGTTTATAAGTGAAGATAATAAGGATATAGTATATTTCTTAAAAGGTATAGGATATAAAAAAAGATTTACTCCTGATATGAAAGGTCTTATAGATGTTACATTTAAAGCTTTAAGTGGTTATGGATATAGAAACTATGTTAAAAAAATTGAAAAGCCAGTTGGTGAGTTTGTTTTATTAAATAATAGTAATATAAATAAGCCTTGTAAACCTATTATAGAGTTAAGTAATATATCTAGTGAAACAATTCAAATAACAAACTTAACTACCCAAAAAGCTCCTTTTGTAATTAACACTCAGTCTAGTAAATCAATTGTTATAGACAATGAAACAGGAGTTATCACTAATGATAATAATGAAAATTTAATAATGAGTAGCAATAGGAAATGGATAGAACTTATAAAAGGTGATAATACAATGCTAGTAGAAGGTGACTGTGATATTACCTTTAAAGTCCATTGTCCAATTATGGTGTAATGCTTATGAATAGAATTTTTATTAATAAATTAGATAGAGACTTTGAATTAGAGTTATGCAAAGTTAATAAATCTCCTATAAGTCCAATAGATGTTAAGTATGTTGATAGTATTACAAGAAGTTTAAATGAAATAGATAAAATAGAATTAACTATACCAAAGACTATTAAAAATGGATTTATGGAAGATGTGATTAATCCACTGTGGAATGAAATTAAGGATGAAAGGCTGATATGTCTTAATGGAGAAGATTATTTTGTAATTAAAACAAATACCTTCAACACAAATGAACTAAAGAAAAGTATTACAGCATATTCAAGAGAATATAAATTAGGGAAAATAGACATAAATGTTGAGGATATAGTTTTTAGGCTTATTACACCTGATGAAGATTTAGAAATATATTCTTTAAATGACCATATGAAAGATGAAACAGGTTGGAAGTTTGGTCATATAGATGACACTGTTTTATATGATATAGATGTAGAAGGTAATAAAACGGAAAAAGTAAGAATACAAACTACTGTTAATAAAAGATGGTATGATTATATTGAAACAGATATTTGTGAAAGTTATAATTGCATAGCTACTTATGATACAGATAAAAAAGAAATTAATTTATATGATATTAATACAGTTGGAGAAAATGTTCAATTATATTTATCCAATGATAATTATATAAAAAGTTTATCAAGAGTAGTTAGTAGTGAAGATATTGTAACTAGACTTACACTTATTGGAAGTGAAGAAATGGATATTATAGGAGCAACGGTTACTGGGTATCCATACTTAGAGGATTATTCATATTTTATGAATAATGGAGAAATGAGTGAAGAACTTATAAATGATTTAAAAAAGTATTATGAAATGGTTGAGATTAGGTCTGTTATTTGGGAAGATTTAATAAAAAGAAAGCAAGAAAAACAAGAATTATTAATCAGAAAGAAAACTGATTTATATGTTATATATGATGAGATTAGAGCTTTAAAAGGCATTAAAGAAGCCTATAGTTCAAATGGGGATACTGTAAATGAAGCTCTTATAATGGCTCAAATATCTGAAAAAATAGATGCTCAAACTATTTTAGAAATTGAAGTCAAACATCTTGAAGAAGATATTGAAAATTTGGCTTCAAGTATATTAGAGATAACAATACTATGCAAAAGAGAAACTGCAACTGATCAAAATGGTGAGCTTATATTTTCTGAAAATACTTTAGAGGAGTTAAAAGAGTTCATATATTGCGATACATATTCAAATGATTCATTTTTAGATGTAAAAGACTTATTGGCAACAGGTAAGAGAGAATTATCTTTAAAATGCTATCCAACTACAGATTATGATATAGATGTAAAAAACTTTATGTCTAGGATAATGGATAATAGTTTTAGGATACATTGGAAAGGTGATTTAGGTTTAGGTGATATTATAATACTTTATGATGAAGACCTTGATGAAGAGGTCTTTTTATTTGTAACAGATTATACTCAGAAACCAAACTCTGAGGATGACGGTTTAATTATAACTTTATCTAATAAGAAGTATAAGGATAAAAACTTAAGAACTATAGCTGATAAGTTAAAAGAAGGAAGTTTGGCTATGAGAACAATCCAAAGGAAAACTTATCTAATGAATGAACAAAAATATAATAGATTAAATATGAAAAATTATGAAAGAACTTATGTATAAGGAGGTGGCTTGATATGGCTTTATATAATAATGTACCCACATTTAGTTATATCCATGCAACTGGTGTGTCAGTAATATGGAATGGTGAGCTTTATATGGTGCAGGATTTTTCAACAAACTTAAAATATGTTTATTGGAATGCAGATTTACCAAACCAGTTAAATGCTTCAAACATTATGCCAAACAGATCAACTAAGCAACATTTAGTATTAATAAATGATAATGGTGTTGCAACTGAAGTTCCTCCTACTACAGAAGATTTTTCTATTAATTATGATGGAAATAATGTTCAAGCTATTAAAGATAGGATTTTTGGATTATACGAAAAAAATGAAAACTTTGGAAATAAATTTGTTGCAATAGAACAAGACATTGACGGAATTAAGCAGATTGTAGGTAACTCAGGGGAAAGTTCAGACGGAAGTTTAATTGATAAAGTTTCTAAAATAGAGCAAACTGTTGAAGAAATAGATTTATCTGTCAAAGAAGTTTCTAAAAAATATAATGATGATAAAGAAACTAATAAATTAAGAGAAGACTTAAATAGCTCTATTATAAAGTTAAATTCTACTTTAGGTACTTTTAAAGGTGAATTAACAGGCTATTTTAAAAATAATGAAATAACATCTGAGGAAAAAGTTAAGATAGAAACTCAGTTAGGTATATTAACAAATGAGAAAACTGTACTTGACGGACTTGTTGATACAGTTAAACTAATAGCTGAAAATAACAATCAAACACAAGATGTTGTAGCAATAGAATCAGCTAAACAAGCTCTACAGATAGCACATGATAATTTATGTAACAACATAACAAATGCTACTATAGATGATATTATAACACCTACTGAAAATACTATTATAATAGATGGATTTGCTAAGTATAATTTAAGAATTAATGAATTAAAGAAAACTTGTGATGATGTCATAATACTTGGACTTGGTGGAGTTATAACGGAAGAGTTGGCTAACATAAATATAAAATCTGATGAAATAAAATTATCTGTTTCTAAGGTTGAAAGTGATTTTAAAAGTGATATGAGTGTTCAAAAGATTGAATTTGAAAATCAAATTAAAGATGTTAGTATAGCACTTAATAATTTTGAAAATACTGTTAATACAACTTTTAAAGATGGAATAATAGATGAAGCAGAGAAACAACTTCTTCAAGAAAAGATAGGTTTGATTGATAAGGAAAAAGTGGATATAGACTCAAGGTATAATTCTATATCAGAAGATTTAAACTTATCTGAGGAATTAAAATCTGAATTAACTGCTAAGTACAATGAATATTGTAGTAAGCATAGTGAGTTAAAAGAAAAGATTAATCATGTAATATCAGATGATATGGTTAATGATGCTGAAAAATTAGAAGTTGATACTTTGTTTAAAGCCTATGCTAACTCTCTTGCATATTTTTCTGCTTTAATAAACAAGGCTATAGAAGATATTACATTTAATACATCTAAAGCTGAGTTGGAAAAGGCTAAGGAGGAACTTCAAAGTAGTATAAACGGAGTAAAAGATACTATTGAAGGTATAGATAAGGTTTTAGATGGAACATTTGAAAATAATATACTAGATGAAGTTGAGAGAGAAAATATCAAGCAAAATTTAGAAAATTTATCTAGGGAAAAATTAGATATAGATAAAACATACACAGAACTGTATGAAAATACTTATCTAACAGGACAAGATAAAATAGATTTAAAAAATCATTATGATAATTATATTTCTAAGTATAATGAGGTTGTAAATGTATCAAATGGTATATTAGAAAAAGAAGAATTAATCGACAATGTTGATAGAGCAAATATGAATAGTGCTATTGCTAAACATAATGAAGCTCTTTCTTTCTTCTACACTCAGGCTAATAAATCTATTGATGTTATAGCAACTAATAAAGTAAATAGTGCAAAGAATGAATTGTCTAATAATATTGATAAAATAAGAAATGATGTTAGTGGACTAAATGACTACATTGATGGAACTTTTAAAAATAATGTTATAGATGATGCAGAAAGAAAATCTATATCGCAAAATATAGAAACTCTAAATAGAGAAAAAGCAGATATAGATAAGACATATGAAGTATTATACTCAAATGTATACTTAGAAGGAAGTTTAAAAGTAGATTTAAAAAATAGTTATGATGATTTTGTTTCTAAACATAATAATGTTTTAAGTGTTATACAAAATATCTTAGATAAGGAAACACTTATAAATGATAATGATAGAGAAAATATGAGCAATTCATTTACTGAATTAAACTCATCTCTTTCTATACTTATAAATAATATAAGTAAGGCATCTGAATATGTAACTATAAAAAGTATAGAAGCTACAAAATTAGAGTTACAAGAACAAATAAAAGGTGCAAATGATAGAATAGATGATGTTATTTCAGAAGTTGAAGGAGTTTTAGGTGATGGTATTATTGATGAAGCTGAGACTATAACTATTGCCGATAATATAAATAGACTTAACAAAGAAAAGCTAGAAATAGATGCTAAGTATGAAACTATTTATAATAACTCTGATTTAGATGGAGATGTAAAAACTCAATTAGCTAATGCCAAGAAAGATTTTGATACTAAATTCTCTTCTGTTGTTGATACTATAAATACTATAGTTGACGATAAAAAGATTACAGATGAAGAAAGACTTAAATTTCAAAATGATATAAATTCTTACAATACAAGTTTTGCTAATTTAGTTAAACATTTTGATATATGCATTGACTATATTGCTAATAAAAAAGTAGACAATGTATCAAGTTCTCTATCAAAAGAGTTACAAGAACTACAAGGTGCATTAGGTGGTTTAGAAGAAACTATGAATGGAACTTTTAAAGACGGTATTTTATCTGATGCTGAGAAAAATGCTATAAAGCAAAATTTAAAAACATTAGAAACCAGTAAGTTAAATGTAGACAAGCAATATGATGTAGTCTACAACAATGAAGCTCTTACTGGTAATGTAAAAACTGAGTTAGAAAGTTCTTATAATAATTATATTTCAAAATATAATTCTTTAGTAGTAGTTATAAATAATATCTTGGATAAAACAGGATTATTAGTTGAAGCTGATAATACAACTCTTAACAATGCTTTTAAAGAACATAATACAGCAATGAGTTCCTATAATGAAAAAGTAAATATAGCAATAGACTACATTGCTACAAAAAATATAGAAAATGCAAAAAATGAGCTTTCTAATAATATTAATGAGTTAAATGGAGCATTAAATAATTTAGAAAGTACAATGAATAATGCTTTCAAAGACGGTGTTTTATCAGAAGCAGAAAAGAGTTCTATAAAGCAACATTTATTATCTGTATCAAGTAAAAAATCTGATATAGATAAAAGATATGCAACATTATGTGCAAATGAAAATTTAGAGGAAGAGCCAAAAGCCAATTTAACAACAGCTTACAATAGTTATATAAGTTCATATAATTCTCTTGTTAAAGTAATTAATAATATACTTGAAAAAGAAGGTTTAATAGATAGTACAGATCAAACTGATTTAAATAATGCATTTAAGGAACATGATAATAAATTAGGTTTATATACAACTGCTGATTTAAATGCACTTAATTCCATAGCAAAGAAGAAGGCTGAAGTTGAAAGTGAAAAGGTTGATAAGAAATATGCTGAAATAATCCTTGATCCTGAAAATGGAATACTAAGTAAGGTGGAGCATGTTAATGAACAACTGAATGGAGATGGTGGAATAAACCAAAGACTTCAACTTGCAGAAGAAAAAATTACAGCAGAAGGTATAACTCAAATTGTTAAAGATATTGAATATATTAAAGATATTGAGGCAGGAGTTGAAACAAATAGGCAAAATATATCTGAGATAGACCAAAAGGCTGATAGTATAAATCTAAAAGTTGAAAGCAAGGCAGATAGTTCTAATATAATTAGTTTGATAAATGTTTCAACAGAAGGTATTAAAATAAAAGCAGATAAAGTTAATATAACTGGATTTGTTACATTTAGTGATTTATCAGGAACAGGAACTACTACCATAAATGGGAGTAATATAAAGACAGGTACTATAAATGCAAATTTAGCAAATATAATTAATATTAATGCAAGTAATATAGTAACAGGTACACTTAATGCAAGTCTTATAAATGTTACTAACCTTAATGCAAGTAATATAACTACAGGTACATTAAGTGGTGATAGGATAACTGGTGGTATAATAGAGGGTACAACATTAAAAACGGTTGAACCTAGTACAGTAGGTGGAGTTTGGATAAAAAGAGATGGACTACAGCTTGGTTCAACAACTTTTCATTATGTTGATGATAAATTTAAAATAGAAGCAACCC